ATAAGTTATTTTTAGAATTCCAGAATGAAGAATTCGATGCGATTGATATATCTAGTTTTGTAAAGCATATTGAGAAATCATTCATAAAGGAGTCTGACTAATGAGTAAGACTAAATTATTAAGTAAGTCAGATCGTGCTGCTTTGGCATTTCAAAACAAATTAAGAATGAATTTAGCCTACCACGTTATGAGAAATGCAGTAGACCAAGATGATAAAAATCGAATAATGAAAGGCTTTGATGCTGAACTGGAAAAACTAGAACGTGAGTATGCTGATAAAAATGATCTATTTAAAACTGCATATGACAAAAGAAAAACACTGCTTAGTAGTATAACGAGCCTAACTGACAAGATGGAAACCTTTTCAGAATTTAACTACATCAAAGAGGGCGATAAGTATTTCAAATTAAAACATCCATCTCCAAAGGATTACGTTTTTCTGGAAGAGAAAAAAGGTGGGGGTTCGTCTAGTGCTGGAGCGCCTAGGTTTAAAAAGGATAAAGATAAAGGTACTGGAGAATTTGAAGTAGCAAGTGCAATAAGAGTACCAATGGATGCTTTAAAAATTGAGATTGATAAGGATGTCTACGATAGCATTGTTTTCCAGAGAGAAGAATATAAAAACCAGATAGCCTCAACAAGAGAAGAACTTAGTAAGGTAAATGAAGATTATGCCGGTTTATTAGATTCTTGGAAGAATAATAAAAAAGATGTCGATACAAAATTCCAGATTGATACATTAAAAGAGCAGATTGCAAATCAAGAAGTGTTTCTAAGAATGTACCAGAACAATCGAAATAAGTTTGATGGAGTAGTGTGGAATGAGGGTGCTAGAAAGTATATGCCAATCAATTACGATAAGCACGTTGCTAGAAGTTTTGATTCTTCATTTAGAGGGGCAGCAGACCGAGATGCAATGGAAAGTTTCAAACTAGACACTTCATACATAGAAGATATGAAAGTAGAAATGGAAAATCGCAAAAAATCCGAGTATATAAAAAAACCAGATGTTTGGTATGGTAGAACTATTCCTCAAATGAGTAAGGGTACTGGGCCAAGAACTTACATAAGAAGAGACTTGTCAAAAGGCCCAGTTCCAGATTTTACAAGCAACTATATATCTATGGGTTTAAAAGATGGAACAAAAATTACTAAGTCTATGGATCCCAACACCGGTATTATAAATACTAAGGTTCAAGATTCGGGTATAAAAAATCCGGGTTATGATCCAAATAGCCAGAGAGCGCAGCAGTTCCAAGTTAAACCTTTGCTTACACCTAAAAATCAAAATGTAAATCCAACCGGATTAAAAAATATTAACATAATGAAATCTCTAATGGATAAGTAATGTCTGAAAAGCAAAAGTTCAATTTCATAGATAAAGCAAAGTCTGCTTGGGATGTAATTACTCCCGACTTCGAGCAGAATCCAAATGCTGATATCTATACATATGGACGTACAAATGCTGAAGACAATCACTTAAAAACAGCAGAAATGATTGTCCAGAAAGTGTATGACGGCACACAGTTAGATAATTATGAGATGATGCTTTTGCCGGATAATGTTAGAGAAGATTTAATTGAAAGATATAATAAACCAGATATACCCGGTAGACCTTTAATACTTTCATCACAATTAGAACAAGACAGATCAAAAAGAAGAATATTAAAAGGTTTACAAGAGGAAAAGGTTACTGAGTATGTATCTGGGACAACATCATCTCTGGGAGACTTTTTAGTAGCCACTTATGATTATGGTAATTTTTTAGATGATCCAGAAGTTTATTCTCCGGTTGAGGCTGAAAGGATAAGGCAATTCAATAGAGATGAATTAGAAGATAATAGAAATAGATTAATAAGTAGGTTCGGAGAACGTGCTAATTCAAAAATAGATGGGTGGATGAAATCTGGAAATCTTAATTACCACGATGCTTATGCTTACCTAGCAACCGATGGTGGATCTAAGACAGAATTAGATTGGGTAGATTTTTTATCAAAGTCTCATCCAGCAGAAACTTGGTACGATGAATTTGGTTGGTTGGGCGCAGCGCACGGTATACGAGCCTTATCAGACTTATCAAATAAAATAGAAAGATTAGATGCTGCCGATGAAGATTATATAAATAGCGTATCTGGCCAAAGGGATATGAGGGATATAGTTTTATTTTTAGAGGCCACTCAAGCAGATAGGTCATTTGGAAATAAACTACTCCAATCATTTTCTAACCTAGGTCAGATAATGTTACAGAGAGGCGCTGCTAATAAGCAGTTTACTAAAGCCGGTGCAGCAGCCTCAGATGTTTTTGCTAAGAATGTAAAAAAAGCATATACAACAGCAACCTCTCAAAGATTTAGGGATAAGATTGCCAAGGCCAGAGGTACAGTGGGTGGCCAAATGGTTGAGTCAGCAGCGCAAGAAGTAAAGACCACATTAAATCCTAAAGGGTTTTTGTTTAACGTCTGGGAAGAAACTGAAAGATATCGAGTAGCAGATCAAGAGTATATGGGCCTAGGATTAGAGGACGGTATGGTTGTTGATCTAAACTTCTCAGAACCTAGAGCCACATATGATGCGATGTTAAGTGCATTTGGTACTCAGTTTATTAATAATTATTCTGAAAGATTTGGAGAGGTATTCCAAGGTGTAAACCCACTTAAAAAAGATAAGTTTCTTGGTAGGATATTTAACGGTGCTTTATTTAGGGCAATGCGAAAAGCAAACCCAGATGCTGAAAATTCAGCAATCACAGAATTTTTACATAGAGCGCATTTTGGTGGTATCATCCCAGAGTTAGCAGAGGAAAGAATAAGTGCCGGTGCTATTGGATTATTTGGTGTTGACCAACCGGGACA